TTGGTGCGGTCATATTTTCCCATTGATTCTGCGTGGACTTGGTAGTCATGCTCCTTAAAGTGCTTTCAAACTCTTTGTAGCGATCATCTACTTTTCCTATAGCCGCAGCCTCAGTCTCAGCCATCAATTTATCGTATGCCGCTTTCGTTTTTGTGTCCTTTGCGTCTTTAAACACATCGGATAGTTCGATGTATGCTTGCTCTGCGTCGTCAACTACAGGTCCGGCTGCTGCTCTTGTCTGTTCAGTAGCCCCCTGTTGGGCGAGCATGGTCATAATGCCAAACTTGCGGGACTCTGCTTTCTCCTCTTCGCGTTCTTCTTTTTCTTGGCGGATGCGATCCACGTTAAGTGCATTATTAGCAGAGGTGAAAAGCGTCCCGATAAGCGGGTTGTGTTGCATGGAAGGAGCATACTGCATCTGGAGACCGATCAAATCTTTGGTCGCGGTATATGAATCCTTTTCAGGATCATTCGTAATGGCGTCGAGCTGACTCATGAGGTCAGGCAGCTTTTCCATGAAATCTAGCTGAGACTTAGCCTTCTGTCGAGACTGCGCCAGACTGAACTTCTGCGCTTCATAGGCTAGGTCTTGCCTCTGCATCGACATAGCGTGCTGCTCCATCTTCATGGTCTGCTGCCGCATAGGCGTCAATACTTTCTGGCGGTAATCCATCGCTTGATTGAAACCAGTATCGCCAGTGAGCATTGGGAAATACTCCTGACGTAGGGGGGCGATGTCTTGGTTGTAGTCTATAGCCATTTCAGTAGTTACTTGTAAAATTTACGCCGTTCCAAACATATCTCGATTGTCACCAGCAACAGCTTTCAATTCTTTCATGTATTTTTCAAATAAACGCTTAGGTATTGAAGCTTGCTCGATCAAGTCTGTGTCTGAGGGCTTAGGTTTATAACTCGTTACAACCTCTTCACCGCGTGACCCAGATCCAACTCCAACTCCAGATTGTCCTAGCTTTACGCCAGCACTACTAGCATAAGCCTTATCCTGCCTTTGGGCTTCTTTCCCAGCCAGAATTTTTTGGGACATCCTCTGCCTCCTCAATTCAGGTGTGTCGATGTTCGGCTCCCCCAGACGCATTATCTCTGCGGCTTCCGCCATCCGGCCTGCTTGTGCGGTATACCCTTTACGACGGAGCCTACGGGCCGCATTACGTAGCTTGCCACTCTCAGGGCCAATTCGCCGTGCTGGTTGGTTCAACACTGAACCACTACCAAATTTGTAGTTGGGGTCGTTGCTCCTAATATCCATCGCCCTAAGTGCCGAACCATGTTCAGACTCAAAGAGGGCATTCTGGGCAGCTTCTTGTGGTGAAGAAGATTTTGGCGCAGTTGCAAAGTTTGAGGGCTGGATTCGGTTTTTATCCATGAACGAATTAAACTGCTCCTCAGAAACACCAGCGGTGGTAGCCCGTTCGCGAGCCTGTTTAAGAAGATCACCCGTTAAGGCTCCCCGTCGGGACAAGTCTTCTAAGCCGGAGGCGATGCCCTGTCGGGTGGAGAGTTGTGATTGTGATTGTGATTGTGGTTGTGATTCTTCTTCTTCCTCGATAGCTGGTGCAGGGGGGTTTAAGTAAGGGTTATCAATTTGCTCATCATCACCTAACGTGTTAGGTGCGCCAGCCATACCTTTACCGTATTTTTCGGTATTTGCTGCGGCGGTTTTTTTCCAGTAATCGTTAGTTGAGGGAGGTTCATCAGCCGACATAATCCGCTCGTTTGCCGTTCGCCTACCTACGGGTTCGGGTTTGTAAGCAGGGAAAACATCCCTGAGTTCCTTCCGGAGTTGTGTTTGTGGGTCTGGATCTTTCCCCACCCTTCCCTGCATCAAAGCATCATTATACTCATCGTCGCGTGTTGCTGGAGCTGTATCGTCAGGCATTGTTGTCGTTACAGGAGGTGATGCGTTCATCCCAGATCCAGCTTTTTTTTCCTCTTGAGCTTTCCTTTTTTTCGCTTCGTCGATATTCTTTTTGATTTCTAGTAGACGTTTTCTACGTTCCTGATCTTTGTCCATAATATTAGCGGTTACTAGGTTAAGGTTTTAGCTACGGGCTTCGATTTTTTCTTTTGAAGGTCGGATTTTACATCCGACAACAGGCCAGCCTTTGAAGTTTTCGACGGTACGCCGCCCACTCCGGTAAAAGCGTTGGAGACAGTGCCAAATTTGTAGTTAGGGTCAAATACGTTTAGCGTGGGAGAGCTAGCGTCCGAACTCGACGTATTTGAGGGGGGAGAGCTAGCGTCCGAACTCGACGTATTTGAGAAGGTGTCCCCCATACCAGTTCTTGCGATTTTCGACGCCCCGCCCCCAACAGGAGAAGACTCGAAAAGACTTTTCGAGTAACTACCAATTTCGTAGTTTGGGTCTTGCATGGCTTCTAACCTACCGAGACCCGTAGTCTGGTTCATTACATTTTGCGTTGCTTCTGCTGCATTTGTAGGGGCTGCTGGAGCTGCTGCTGGAGCTGCTGCTGGAGCTGCTGCTGGAGCTGCTGCTGGAGCTGCTGCTGCCGTAGAAGCGGCGTTCTTCTTCGCCTGATTTGACTCCTGTGCTTCTTTTAGAATTTTTTTTCTATCGGCCATGATTACCAGAGGTGCTTGCAGGCCCAGTGGCGTGCGGTTGTCTTGTCTTTCGCGGTTTTGCAGTTGTGTCTGGCCCTGAAATTAGCCCGACGCTTTGGGTTCTTGTGTTTCGTAAAATCGCTGTAATCACGATGTCCATACGAGACTTTCTTGATTTTGTCGCCTTCCTTGCCTAACACGACAAATTTTTTTTTCGATCCTTTCGGGGCGCGTTTAGGCTTATTAAAGCCAGCGAACGTCTCGCCGTGGTATTGGATACGGCCAGAAGGGAGCCGCTTGAATCGTTTATTCGCCACAGGCAAAAGATACAGGTTTTAGGAACAAGTGTCAATCTTCGGGATTCGGGGCAAAAAAACTTTTTTCCCAGACCTTTAGTACCTTATAATATATTATAAGGTACTAAGAGCCTCAGAGAAAAGTTTTTTTTTAGCTGATCAGGCTGGTATCTGGATTATTGAGCGCACCGCTAAGACTTTTAATCGTAACCTGTTTCCTGAACCCCTTACCGTCATCGTCTTTCGGTGGGTCAACAGCCACTAATCCTAATCGCTGGCGAGCGCAATCGAGAGCCAAGAACGCAGCATCTGCCAAGTCTGGGCTGCGACCAAACCGTGCCTTGAACTCTGGTTTCGACTCGATCTTCACTCTCAGCGTGCCTGTTCCCTTAGTCATGTCGTAGTTTCTGGCACACATTTCCTGTGCGAGATCCGACGATACACCGTAGATCTGCTTAGTTCTCAGCAGTTCCTTGCCGACGAACCAGAGTTCAGAGACTCTATTAGTGTAGAGTTCGGCTCCGGTAAGCTGGCTGTTCATGCTGACACGCTTGTCTGATCCTTTACCACCGAAGGTGACGCGCATAAAGTCGCTCGACCACTCGCCAGCCAACACGTCGCAGAACGGCGCACCCGCTCCGGTCGAGTCGAGTGCTACGTTATTAGCAGAGATATTCCTCCGTTTGCAGTGGTCGATAATCTGGTGGACGATCTGGTAGGTGCGCGGAACCGCTTTATTAGTGGCGTCATCGTTTAAGTGGATCGCCTCTCCCAATTTACATACGTATTGGCCGTTTCGGGCGTAGCCTACTTCGGCGGTATACATAATAGTCCGGTCGCCCCCGTTCGTGAAGGCAGGGTCTATTCCGGCCACCGCCGTCGGTTTTCCGGCCCAATCGACCTCCCCCATCGCACCACCTTTAGTAAGCTCCGCCTCAGAGTAGATTCCCGTTGTTTCGTCAGAGTCGAAAAAGACTGCGCGAACCATCCTCATATATCCTCTGGACTCTGGCCCTAATAACGCCCTGTCTTCCGCCAGCTTCTCAGCGGTGGGTAGCCAAGGATATTTAACCTCTCCTAAAGTAATGTTTGGACTCCGCTCACCATCCAGTCTAATATATTTACCGTTCCATTTAGTCTTCCATTCGTCAGCGGTCTGCGTATCCACGGACTCCCAGCCCTTCTTCGGCTCCGACCAGACGCCGAAAGCGTCAAACCTACTATTCGGGTTGGACATACCAATCATTTGAAATGACGGGTTCTTAGATAAGTTAGTCAGGCCAGCCTGCAAGATGCTCTCAGAAAGTTCTGAAAGCTCGTCGCCGATCATAATCACGCGCTTCTGCTTGATTCCGATGAATTTGCCAATCGCCTCTCTCGTCTTAGATTTTTCCGCTGCAATAAGCGATAAACCAGCTCTCTCGATAAGCGTGCCGTTTT